ACTGGTTCCGATATTACTGCTCCTTTACTTGGTTATTATGGTGGTTTGGTCGCTGATCTTTCTTCTGTGACTGCCGCTACTATTAACTCTCTTCGTCAGGCGTTCCAGCTTCAAAAACTTTATGAACGCGATGCTCGCGGTGGTACACGTTATACTGAAATTCTTCGTTCACATTTCGGCGTTGTTTCCCCCGATTCTCGTCTCCAGCGTCCGGAATATCTTGGTGGTTCTGAAAGCCCTGTTATTATCAATCCTGTTGTTCAGCAGTCCGCGACCGGTGAAACCGGTGCCGCAACGCCTCAGGGCAACCTTGCCGCTTATGGCCTTGCTTCTAGCACTTCGGCTAAACATGGATTTACAAAATCGTTTGTTGAGCATGGTATCATTATTGGCCTGCTTAATGTTCGCGCAGATCTCACGTATCAGCAGGGAATCCCGCGTATGTTCTCTCGCCGTACGCGTTTTGACTTCTATTGGCCGGTACTTGCTCACCTTGGTGAACAGGCTATCCTTAACAAGGAAATTTATGCTCAGGGTACTGATAAGGATGATGATGTATTTGGTTATCAGGAAAGATATGCAGAATATCGTTATTTCCCTAGTATGATTACCGGTAAGCTTAGGTCTACTGATTCTCAGAGCCTTGATGTTTGGCATCTTTCTCAAAAGTTTGATAGTCTCCCTACGCTTTCTGCGCAGTTTATTGAAGATAATCCGCCAGTGTCTCGCATTCTTGCAGTACAGAGTGAACCTCAGTTTATTATTGATAGCTATATTGAAATGAAATGCGCACGCCCCATGCCGGTATACGGTGTTCCTGGTCTTGTTGACCACTTCTAAGCGAGGTGTTCTATTATGGGTTTTCTCGGTAAATTTGGCGGTGCTATAATCGGTGCTGGCGCTAGTTTACTAGGTGGTGTCTTAGCGAATAAACAACAGCAGAAACAGTTTAATGCTAACTATGAACTTTCTCATGATCAGTTGTATAAGCAACATCAAATTGAAGTAGCCGATCTTCGCGCCGCTGGCCTTAATCCCATTCTATCTGCTAATGGTGGTAATAGTACTTTCGGTGCTTCTAGTGGCGGTTCTTATGAGAACCTAGGTACTGCCGCGACTTCCGGATATATGGCCGCCCAGCAGGCTAGAAATCTTGAAATGCAGAATGAAGCTATTAAAGCTACGGTTGAAAAGACTCGTGCTGAAGCTTCTAACGTCTTACAGGATACGAAACTGAAATCTGCTCAGACCTCACAGGTTCAAGGTGAAACTACTTTGATACCACTCAAGGCTGATAATATTTCTGCTCTTACTTCTCAGGCGAAACAGCAAACTCAGGTTTTTAAAATGCAGGTTAAGGTTGCGGATGCTAATATCAAGAAGATTCTTCAGGATATTGAAAATAGCATGCGTTTGACTGATGCTCAGGTTTCGGAGCTTGGTACACGTTCGGAAGCTAATATGGCCGCCGCTGGTGCTTCGTCTGCACTTGCGGCAAAGTCTTACGGTGAATTGTCACGATTGCAACAGCTTACACCGTATGAGATTGATAAGCTCGCGGCTGGTACTGCTGAAAATTTGGCTAGTGCGGCGAATCTTGATGCATCTGCTCAACGTACTCTTGAAGATTCTTTGCGGATTAAGCTTGCGAATGAGCAAGAGCAGTCCGTGCAGGATATTAAAACTGGTCCCGCTCATCGTTTTGGTACTTCTATGGGTGAATTATTGCGCTGGATGCCGTTCAGTGCGTTGAAGTGAAAGGAGTTTTTATTGTGAAACGTCGTAAACTGTCTAAGAAAAAGTCTCGTAAGATTTTCACAAAAGGAGCCGTTAACGTAAAAAAACGTAATCTCCGCGCTCGCCCTATGCGCGGTGGCTTCCGGATTTAATTATGGCTTGTTATCATCCGATTGATTGCTGGCGTGTTCCTGACTCCAGCTCGAAATCGGGATATCGTATCGTGTTTGGTTCGCCTGCCTCGCCGCCTGCGCGAGGCGCTGAATCTTGTACTATCCCTTGTGGCAAATGTATAGGATGTAGGCTTGCGCACTCTCGGCAATGGGCAGTCAGGTGTGTTCATGAAGCGTCCTTGCATGATCGTAATTGTTTCTTGACTTTGACTTTTGATGATGCGCATCTTCCAGCTTCCGGATCTGTGAGTGTACGTGATGTTCAGCTTTTTCTAAAACGGTTACGTAAGGCTTTGTCTTATCAGAATATCCGGATTCGTTTTTTCGCTTGTGGTGAATACGGTGATAAAAATCTTAGGCCTCATTATCATCTTATTATATTTAATTACGATTTTTCTGATGATCGGCAGTTACTTAGACAGACACCTTACGGCCCGCTTTATATCTCTGATTTTTTATTCCGCTTGTGGCCTTACGGTTTTCATACTATTGGTAATGTTACTTTTAAAAGTTGTGCTTATGTAGCGCGCTATGTTACTAAGAAGGTGTATGGCAAGGATGCCCCAGCGCATTATAACGGTCGTACGCCTGAATTCATCACAATGTCGCGCAAGCCTGGGATCGCTCATGATTGGATAGTTAAGTATTTTGACGATGTTTATAATTATGACAGGGTTGTTCTGCCGGATGGTATGATTACGCGCCCCCCGGCGTACTATGATGATTATTTGCATTTGACGGACGCTGAAAAGTATGATATACTAAAGGCACAAAGAAAGGCGACGGTTAAGAATGAGTCGGTCACGCGCCTTCTTCAAAAGGAACAACATCAAATTGAGGTTGCTAAAAAGTTGATTCGACCGATCGAAGGAGACTAGGATGAAAATTATTTTTTGTGTTCATGATCGTAAAACTAATTCGTGTGCTCTTTGCAAAGAAGCCGCAAATATCGAAGAATTTGAGCGCTGGTTTGCGACTGTATTCCTTCGCGATCAGTCCATGTTTGCGCTTTATCCTCAGGACTATGATATTTATTCCGTTACTTCGCTTGATGATGAGAATATGACCATTCAGGATTCTTATCCGCCTAAGCTTATTTGTTCGGTCGATGAACTTTTCGACATCTTTAAGATTGCTCGTCCGAACCTTGCCCGAAGCTCGGACGAGGCCTAGTTCTTCTCTTCTCTTTTGCCGTTCCCAGCGGCAAGCCGCTGATTCTTCCTCTCGTCAGCGGCTTTTTTCTTTTCCCTTTATTGCCCTAGGGGCATGGGGGGAAATCGCGCGGTTTAACTGATTTTTGTGCTTGTGTTTTAACTATTCATGTCGTCCGCGAGGTTCCCCCCATTATCAGCGCAGAGCCTGAGGCGGCCAGCCTCAGATAAAGCGTAGCTTTAACTTTAAAGGTTAGGTGATGTTATGTCATGTACAAAGTACCTAGTTTTTTTAATCGCTTTATATTTGACGGTTTCGATCGTTGTGAGTATTGCCAATGCGTTTTGTTTCATATTGACGACTATGTGTCTGTATGCTTAAATTGTGGTGCTTGTTTTACTAGTAGTAATCTTAAACCTACTAGTCTATTTGAAGATACTTGTAGCGCGGATCCGCGCGGAAAGGAAGATCATGAAATTTAATTCTCGCTATTCTGTTACCGGCGAAAAGCCGGGTATCACTTTTGATCAGCCATCGCAGACGCTCCAGTCATTTCGAGATGACGCGGACATTAACTGCATTATTGCGCGCTATGAGAATACCGGTGTTCTTGTTGATCCTACTGTACCCGTTTCTCGCACCCCTGATTTTGGTGATTTTTCTGATATGCCTGATTATCAGACTGCCCAGAATGTCATAATCGCGGCTAAAAATGCGTTCGATTCTCTCTCGTCTAAAGTTCGCGAACGATTTAACAATGATCCTGCCGCGTACTTTGATTTTGTTCGAAATCTTAAGGAAGGAAGTGATGAATTTGCTGAAGCCGTTAGCCTTGGAATTGTTAACAAGCCTGTTGACCATTCTCATGAAGTACCTCCCGGAGCTTCTCAAAGTTCCGGTGAAAAAGTAAATTCTTGACATTTACTAGACATTTACTAGCGGTAAAACGACGTCCGGCCAATTACACTACTTGATGTAATTGGCCGGAGTGACACCGTTAAACGGTTAATTCTTCACATCCTTTGAATAAGTTGTGAATGATACAGCCTGTTGGCTTTGCCTTAGGGCGGTCATTCCAGAAAGGTTTATTGATATGAAATCAGTTATGAAGCATTTGTTTTCACAGATTCCGAGAGCTCAAATTTCTCGGTCTGTGTTTGATCGCTCTCATGGTTGGAAATCTACATTTGATAGTGGTTACCTTGTTCCGTTTCTCGTTGATGAAGTTCTGCCCGGCGATTCTTACAAGGTTAAGTTTAATTTTTTGGCTCGTCTTAGTACTCCGATTGTTCCGACCATGGATAACTTGTTCCTCGACACTTTTTATTTTTTTGTTCCGTATCGTCTTCTGTGGAAACACTGGGAACAGTTCAACGGTCAGCAGGATTATCCGGGAGCTAGTACGGATTATCTCGTACCTCAAACTTCCGCTCCTGCTGAAGGTGGTTTTCCTGTTGGATCCTTGGAAGATTATTTCGGCTTGCCTACTGGTGTGCAAGGTATCAAGGCTAATGAATTGGCCGCTAGAGCGTATGCCCTTATTTGGAATGAATGGTTTAGAGATGAAAATTTGCAGAATCCTATCAACCTTTCATCTTACGCCGAAATTTCAACGGCTTCTGGCCTTGATGATGTTGGTCTCGGTGATGCTGGTTTTACCGGTTCTCACAAGCTTTTGAGACGTGGTAAGCGTCACGATTATTTTACGAGTGCTCTTCCGTGGCCACAAAAAGGCCCTGGCGTTGAATTACCACTTTCCGGTAATGCTGAGATTATTAGAGATGGTAATAAGGCTTTCGCTTTGAGTGATGGTGATAATTCTCATATTGTTGGCTTTTCTTATACTGGTGGTCGTGGTCAGCTCTCTAAACCGCTAGCCCCTACTGATGCTGTTGTCGGTTTTTCCCAGTTTGCGCAGGGTACTGGTTCCGATATTACTGCTCCTTTACTTGGTTATTATGGTGGTTTGGTCGCTGATCTTTCTTCTGTGACTGCCGCTACTATTAACTCTCTTCGTCAG